TTAGAAGAAAACCACAATAAATCCGATCTATCATACAAATTAAACGGTAACATTATAGAATTTATTAGTGTAGACCAACCACAAAAAATTAGAGGTCGTAAAAGGAACTATCTGTGGCTAAATGAGGCAAATGAATTTAGTTACGAGGACTGGCAACAACTGATTCTTAGAACAACAGATAAAATATATCTAGATTACAACCCCTCTGATCCTTATTCGTGGATATACGAAAAGGTGCATACTAGAGACGATTGTACATTTCTTCAATCTACATACCAAGCCAATCCATTTTTAGATGCAGACACAATAGCAGAGATTGAAAGATTAAAAGAATTAGATCCTGATTATTGGCGAGTGTACGGTCTTGGCGAGATTGGAACAATTCAAACTATGATTTTTAGAAATTTTAATTTGGTAGATAATATGCAAGGTAAATTAATTGGCTATGGTTTAGATTTTGGATTCACAAATTCACCAACAGCACTAGTAGAAGTCAGGCAACAAGATGATCAGTTATATATAAAAGAATTATTATACCAAAAAAGATTGACAAACACAGATTTGGCAAATAAACTAAAAGAACTAGGTATCAGTAGGCAAGCAGAAATAATTGGCGACAGTGCAGAACCTAAGTCAATAGAAGAAATATACAGACAAGGATTCAACATAAAACCTGCTAAAAAAGGTGCAGGCATACATTTAGGTCTTGACATAATGCGCAGATACAAGTTACATATAACAAAAGATAGTGTTAATGCTATAAAAGAATTTAGAGGTTATAAATGGGCAACAGACAAAAATGGTGATGTCTTAAATACTCCAGTAAAAGTAAACGACCATTTAGTTGATGCCTGTCGTTATCTGTGTTTAAATAAATTAAGCATTAATCATAGTGGTAAATATTACATAATGTAAAATAAAAAAAACAAAACACTTAAAAATTATATTTATAATAAATGGAAGTCAAATTAATAATACCAGAAACTTGGAACGATGTCACGATAGAGACATACCAAAAATATATAAAAATACAAAATGGTAAAGGTAGTGATAAGAATAAAATTATACGAAGTATAGCACTGTTGTGTGGTACTACAAATAAGATAGTTAAGGCAATGCCATATAGCGAGTTGTTATTTATTATGCAGGTAATTAAAGATTTGGTTGATGCTGAACCTGATAGACAAAATTTTGAAAAACTAATAACATTAGAAAACGAAGAATATGGTTTTATTCCAAATATGTCTAAGATTACAACAGGTGAATATATTGATTTGGAATTGTTTTGTAAAGAACCAATAGAAAATTTACATATTATTATGTCTATTTTGTATAGAAAAATAAAATTAAAAAGAGGCGAAAGGTATAGTATAGAAAATTATGATCCAGAATTGTTTAAAGAAGAAGTATTTAAAAAATGTACAATGGATATAGCATTAGGTTCGCTAGGTTTTTTTTTGACTACCGCAAACAAATTAGCAACGATTTCTCTCAGTTATTTGGAAAATCTGAACAAGACACAACAAAGGGTTTAACAATGCAAAGTAAGTGGGGTTGGTATAATACTTTATACAGTTTGTGTGACGGTAATATTTTAAATATTGATAAAATTACAAACTTACCAATATTGACTGTATTTACATTTTTAGCATACAAGCAAGATTATAACAATAAAATGAAAAACAATTATGGTAACATATAAAGATGTAATAGGTTTTTTTGAAACAATAGCTACCAAGCATTTACAGATAAATTCATTTCACAGTGGTGGGCTAGATGAAACAGACATTAATAAACTAGGTTTACAAGATTATGTTATTTTATATGCTGAACCTGGTAGTGCTACAATAGACACTGGTGTATTAACATATACATTTACAATCTATGTCTTAGATAAAATTAACGACATAGTAGGTGATGAACCTAATAAAGAAAGGCTAGGTCGTACAATAACATATTCTGAGACATTTAGAATTTTACAAGATGTAATATCAGAATTTAAACATAGTTTGGCAACACAGTCATATGTTGACGACGAAGTTGTTTTAGAACTACCAATTACCTGTGAACCTTTTACAGCAAGATTTAATAATCTGCTTACTGGTTGGAGTGCTACCATTTCAATTGATGTTAATAATAAAAATAATTTATGCATAGCACCTGTATCACATAATACATAATGAAGTTAGAAAACACCATACAAGCAATGCAAAAACTTGGTGCCAAAGTAGTAAAAGAGGGTAAGGCTATTTTGGTACAAAAGGGTAAGACTACAAAGCAAAATACACTTTTTAACGATTTTAACTATTTAGTTAATTCTGACAATAAAAATGTAACACTTAGTTTTGATTTTGGTGATGCCGCAGATTACTGGGATTTTGTAGACGAGGGTGTACGAGGTAGTGGCGGATTTAAAGGCAGTGGTAAAATGCGAGGTCAAGGCAGTCCTTTTAAATTTAAGAAAAAAAATATAGCAGAGGGTGTTGTGGAAAAATGGATTGCAAACAAGCCAATAAATTTAAGAGATCTTAAAACAGGTAGATTTATAGAAAAAAATAAAAAAAATATAAAAAGTGCGGCATTTTTAATAGGTAGAGCAATAGCACAAAGAGGATTAGAGAGAACACAATTTTTTACAAGGCCTTTTACAACAGAATTCAATAAACAGTCTGACGATATTGTAAATGGTTTTGCAGACGATTTAGAAAACATTTTAGACATACAAATAGGCACATAATATGACACTAATATTACATCAAAAACCAGTAAATAGCACATTAAAATTACCAGTCATTACAAATTGGACACCTTTAATTGGCTATATGTTATTTAAAGATGCAAACATATCAGCATTATTCTATTACAAATTAATTATGGAAGTATGGTTAGGTACTGTTACAGTATTTGACGGATCACAAGGTACATTAATAGCTAAAATGAAACAACGACGAAATGGTTTTAGCGATGATATAGCAAACAATAAAGCAAGAGCATTTTTTGACATAGGCAAAATTGTAAACACACAATTAGTAGATACTGAAAACGATCAAAATCAAGACGGACTACCTTTTGAAACAATACATACTTTAGGTGCTAACACTGGTGTTACAGACAAAATATTTTCACATAGTGGTGACAGAGACACAGGTAAAACACAGTTGGCATCAATAACTGTAAGAGGTTATCAAGAATCAAGTAATAGTGCTAGCGAATCACCACAAGTAAGTACAACTGGTGCAGTTTCAGAAACACTATATTACATACAGGCAAGTTTACCACTAACAACAGATCGTAGTTTTATTTCTACATCGTCTAGTTATGATTCAACATACATACAAGGTGATGCATTAGCAACATACCAATATAGTGCGTTAAATACTAACAAAAGATTTTTAAGCGATGTATCTAGAATACAAAGACCTGGTTTTACAGGTTCTGCACATTTTGTTGATGTTAACATAGGTGATTTTCATACAGTAGCATTTTTTAATGGTGTGTCCGATTTTGATAACCCTTTGTTATTTTTAAAAATTGAATATTACAACGAGTCTGGATTAATGTCAACAAATTATTTTTCACAAAATGCCGCATCTGGTGGTTTTACACCCTATGCCACTGTAGATACATCAGTTGTTCCTGCACTTACAAAAACCGATGCACAGAGACTATTATATTTTGGGTGTGGTCCTGCTAATTTAGAAGCACAAACAATTAATTCCTTTGCACAGCCCTCAAATAATTCTGGCTTTACATATTATACAGTACAAGGTGTAGATAATGCACTAAGTAATAGAACAGCAATATATCATTTTGTTAAAAGTAGTGGTAGTTGTAAAAATTTTAAGGTTCGCAGATTAGCATTTAGAAACAGTTTAGGCGCATATGATTATTTTAATTTTAGTATGAAATCTACACAAAAAGTTACAGTTAGTCGTGACACATACGGCAGTATGCTTGGTGTTTTTAATAAATCTAAATATCGTTACGACGATTCACAAAGAGGCAAAACTGTAAGTAAAACAACAGCGGTATTGAAAGAAACATTAAATACAGATTATCTTACAGAGTCAGAGGCTGGTTTAGTAGAAAAATTGTTAATGTCCAGTAATGTCTATGTTGTACAAAATGCAGACACAGAAAATACAGAGCCAGTTGTAGTGACATCTAGTAGTCATATTAGAAAAACAATTGTTAACGATAATTTAATACAGTACACAATAGAAATTGAATATGCTAATCAATTAAACACAAATTCGTAATGAAAGTCAGACTTGTTGCATATAGAACAGCCACAACAACAGATACAGTAGAAAGCACATACGAGTTAGATCTACAAGAGGAACCAAACATTTCTTTAAATTTTCAGTTTGCAGACATAAGAGAACCAGAAAAACGAAAAGCAAGTTATTCGCAAACATTCAAACTACCATTTACAGATAATAATAACGACTTTTTTCAAAATTGGTACGATGTAAATTTAGACACATTAGTATATAGTACCAAGAAAAAATTTGATGCTATACTGTATGTAGGTACTGTACCACAGTTCGAGGGATTTATACAATTAAAATCAGTTTATCTAAAAAAGGGATTGTACGAGGTTGTGTTAATGAGTACATCTGCTGATTTATTTACAAATATTGGCATAAAAAAATTAAAAGATTGTATTGGCGATGAACTAGACCACGTTTATAGCGACTTTAACATCAAAGCATCTTGGGTTGGTAGTGTAGACGGTTTCTTTAATGTAGACAGCACACCAGTTAGTTTACGAGACGACACAGTCAATGTACAGAAAGTAATGTACCCTTTTAGCTTTACAAGACCAAAAGCATTTTACGATGCAACAAATAACTATCTGGGAATGTCAGATGCTAGCACTAACGATGATCCAAATAACAAAAAAGTAGATATAACACAATTTAAACCTGCAATACAGGTAAAAGAATTAATTAAAAAAATTATAGCACAGGCAGGTTTTTCATATAAAAGTAATTTTATTAACGGCAGTTATTTTGGCAAGCTATATATGACAACAGGTGGACATACAGAGGTGCCAAATCCAGTAGAAGTGCAAAGTGCATTTGCATTAGACGGACAAATGATGGTGGGAAACAGCGTACAGTGGGGTTCATATACTATACCAAATACAAATAATGCTGTACAGTTTAACCCCTCTTGGTCAATATTACAAGCAAATACTGTGACACCATTGACTGGATTTACTGTGCCTAGTGATCCTGGCAATGCTTGGAACAATACCGATATGACATTGACTAAAGTGTCTAGTAATTTAAATCAAGTAACAGTAAAATTTACTATTAGATCACAAAATATATGGGCGGCAAACGAATCAATAGACGAGGGTGATTTAAACCCTAATCAAGATTACCCTGTTACAATACAAGTCAGAAAAACAACTGGCGATATTGATGATCCGGATAATTTAGTAAATGAACAGACAGTATATGGTTTTTGTGGTAATAGTTTTACAGGTGTTAGATTTAGATTAGTTGAATTTAATTTAGACCTTAATAATTTAGATGTTGGCGAAAGTTGTTATTTTAGAGTCAGACCAAGATTATTTAGACGAGCAAGTATAAGTGGTGTAGACGGTAATGATCCAGGTACATTAATTTTAGGTGGTTCACAATGTTGGCTAACTAACCCTGCAACAACTTGCGATGCTAGTACATTTTATTACAGTGGTATGTTTGGTTCAATAGAGGCGCAATGGACAGGTTACGGTTCAAATATATACGATAAAATTATTGATGTAAGCGAAAATATAGATTCAGAAATAACACAAAAAGACTTTTTAAAAGATATTATACAGCGATTTAATTTAGTTGTTATTAGTGATTCAGACGATGCAACAAAATTAATTATTGAACCGTATAATGATTTTGCGGCCAGTGGTAACCTTGTACACTGGAGTGATAAAATTGACACATCTAAAGAAATAATTGTTAAAGATACAAGCAGTCTACAAAAACAGCAGATTATTTACAAAGATCAAGACGATAACGACTTACTAAATAAATCTATATTAGAAAGCACACCTGCTTTAAGTCCATATGGTATTTTTAGACAATTTCAGACATTTAACGAATTTGCTAGTGGTAAACTTGAGAACACATCTATTTTTGCTCCATATGTAAACGAAAAAGTATTTACAAGTGTCGATACTGATGAACCAACATTGCTTACTAATGTTGCAACACAATATGAATGGACATATAAAGAAACAGACACAGGTTACGAAGATGTACTAGAAAAAACCAAATCTAAATTATATTTTTATAATGGTACACCAACAACAATAAAAAATGACCAAACAGACACAACTATATATCTACACAAAACAAATGACGGTACAGGCCAAATTACACCTATAGCATTTACAACATATCCTTTATGCAGTCCTTTTGACCTAACACCAAATGCAGATGGATATTCTACAATTCAAGCAACAACTAGATCTTTATATTTTAATGCAAATGGACCTGTATGTGGCATATTACAGGTATTTAACTGGTCGGCAACAAACAACAATCCTGACGGTCTATTTAACAAATATTGGTTTCCATACTTAAACGACATATATGGTCAAGAGGCAAGAATATTAGAGTGTTATGTAAATCTTAACGAAACAGACATATTTAATTTTAGCTTTGCTGATGAAATATTTATAAAAGATTCATATTATAGGGTACTAGACATTAGTAATTACCAAGTTGGTGGTAATGCTAGCACTAAGGTTAGTTTATTGAAATCTAATGAAAAATATAACGGCGCTTGTTTTGGCTGTGACAGTGTTATAGCTAATATTAACGGCAGTAATACAGTATTTGGATTTTATGTATTTGCACCTATTAGCAACCCAACACAAGGTTTTACATTTCCTGATTCTATTTTTGTTAGTCCTGAGTGTTGTGAGTGTGTAGGCGGTGAAACACAATTCCAATTTACATTTTTACAAAGCCAAAATTTGTTCCCTTGTTTAGCAAATTCTAACAGCTTACCTGCTAGACTACAAAACACACTTAATAACAAAAAATTATTTAGTAATGGCACTGGCAATAGTTTATACAGTGGTAAAATTTTTGGTAAAAGCCAACCTCTTGTTGTTGGTTCTAACACTGGAAAATTAACACAAATGATTATGCCTAGACAGGGTGATAATATTGCAATAAAATATAAAAATTATAGTGCTAAACAACCACAAATAGACGGCGAAAGTCATAGAATTGTGTTAATAGGTACAACAACTGGTAATGTCAAAGGATATGCATATGCGCAGGGTGATAGTAGTGTAAAACAAATACAGATGCCAATTAATGCTAATATGATTATTAGAGTCAAAGGTACAGCTACGGTGGTAGGTGGTACAAGCAGTACATTTACATTAGGTACATTAGAAGGATTTGCATATTATACAGCTTTCATAGACAAAGGTGGTGTGGTAACACAACTTGGTACAGCAGGTGGAACACCAGAATTTACATTAAAAGAAAGTGGCCTTGCATCTACCTGCACACTTAGTATATTATCAAACGGTAGAAATATAGAGTTTGGTTTGCAAGACAGTCAAACAGACACAAAAAGAGTTTGGCAAATTACTGTTGATGTAGATATAAATAATATTTATAACATAGAAACATCATTTACAGAGACATATGCTATGTATCAGAATTTTGATTATATAAACTTACAAAATGGCGAGTATTTATTATGGAACTAGAAAAATATATTAAAGAGACAGCAAAATTGGTGACACCTACAATAGATCACTTGCAATTAGTTGAATATAAAGACAAAGAATTAGATTTTTTGTATGGTATGGAAGAATACCACACCAGTTTTAGAAGAATGGCAAAACAATTAATACGATTAATATGGCGATAGAACGAACAGTTAGAATACAACTAGACGGCACACAAGCAATCAATGATTTAAAACAAGTTAGGTCAGAAATAGATGTTACATATGCTGAATTAAGAAAAACAACACAAGTTGAAATAGACGGTACAAAAGCAAAGACCGAACTAAACAGCATAAAAGATACGGCCAAACAGTCTGCTGACGATACAAAAAAAATTGGAACTAATGCAGAGGGATCGGCAGACGGTTTTAAAATACTAGGTGTTAGTGTTAATACTGTTGGTACAGCAATAAAGGGTTTAGGCATAGGTTTATTAATTGGTGCATTTGTTAAGTTGCAAGATGCTATTAGTCAAAATCAAAAAGCATTAGATTTTATAAATACAATATCGCTTACCCTATCTAAAACATTCCAAGATTTAGTAGGTTTTGCAGTTAGTGCATTTGAAGACCCTTTAGGTGCTTTAAAAGATTTCGGTAATACTTTATTACAATTTGCTCTTAACCCAATAAACAAAATTTTAGATAGTTTTAGTTTATTTGGTCAAGCAGTTAAAAGTGCATTTAAAGGTGATTTTAAAGAGGCGGCAGACCTAGCAATACAGAGTGGTCAAAGTATGTTTAGTGCATTAAATCCAGTTGGTATGGTAATAGATGCAATTACAAATTCTACAAGTGATGCAATCAAAGAAAATAATGCATATGCTAAAAGCATTGTTGATTTAAGAAATGAAGTAAAATTAGCAGATGCAGAGCAAAGACGTTTACAATTAACATTCCAGAAAGATGCTGAAATACAAAGACAAATTAGAGACAATACAAATTTAACTATTGACGAAAGAATTGCGGCGAATCGTAGATTAGGTGAAATACTAGAAGAACAATTCCAGTCTGAAAAAGTATTAGCACAGCAACGAATTGATTTGGCACAGCGTGAATTTGATGCAAATGACACAAATGTAGATTTACAAGTTGCACTAACAAATGCAAAAACAGAATTGGCAGATTTAGAAGAACGAATAACAGGCCAAAGATCAGAACAGCTAATAAATTTAACAGCATTAGAAAATGAATACACAGACAGTATAAAAGAGGAACCAATTGTTGTTCAAGCAGTACAAGAAGAGTTAGAAACAACTAATGCTGATATAATTAGAGATAAACAAGATACAGCAAATGAAGAAATACAAATTTCTGCTGATAAAATAGCTATGCTAAAACAAATGGAGATTAGTGGCGCACAATCGATACTAAGTAGTCTAGGTCAATTGGCAGGTGAGGGTACACAAATGGCTAAAGCAACAGCCTTAGCACAAATATTAATTAACACAGCACAATCAATTTCTGGAGCTATTGCGGCAGGTGCAGGTGTGCCGTTCCCTGGCAATTTAGGTGCAATAGCAACTGGTGTTGGTGCAGTATTATCTGGTATTGCAAGTGCTAAATCAATATTTAAAAAAGTAAAAGCACCTGGACCAGGGGATGTTGATACACCAAGAAATGTAGAAACGGCAGTTGCAGAACAAGGCGTGGGACCATTAGCACCAAATATTGAAGCAGTAGAACAACAACAACTTGGCGCACCTAGTCCAGTACAAGCATTTGTAGTTGAAAATGAAATAAGCAATGCACAAGCATTACAAGAAGAACTAGACCTACAAGCAACATTATAATTTAAACAAATTACATATTTTATATATTTATTATTATGAAGAAAAAATTAATTGAATTAGTCATAGATGAAACAGCAGATATTTTTGGTGTTGAGGCCATATCTGTTGTAAAATTCCCAGCAATTGAAGAAAATTTTGTTTTTTTTAGGCAAGATTTTTTGTCGTTAGCACAGTTTGATGAAGAAAAAAAGCAATTGGTTGGTGCAGTTTTGATTCCTGATAAAAAAATAGCAAGATTTGATAAGGAAACAAACGAAGAATACGATGTATTTTTTACTAAAGAAACTATTGCACAAGCACAAAAATTGTTTATGGAAAATTTAAACAATAACAATCATACACTAGAACATCAAGAAAAAATTAACGGATTAACAGTTGTAGAATCTTGGATCAAGGAAGACGAAAAGTTTGACAAGTCAAATATGTGGGGATTTAAAAATATGCCAATAGGTACTTGGTTTGTACAGGTCAGTGTAGAAAATAATGACGAGGTATGGCAAAAAATAAAAAATAAAGAGGTGAGAGGTTTTAGCATAGAGGGTTGGTTTACTGATAAATTAATTGAAGCATCAAAGCCAAAAAATAATGACAGCTTAGATGAAATTACATTAAACAAAATAAAAAATGTAATATTAGAAAATGAACTAAATCCAGTTGCTGAAATGGACGGCGAACCATTATTTAGAACTAAGGAAGAGGCGGAAATATATGGCGAAATGTTTAAAAACTGTTCTGGTAGCCACATACATACATTAGACGGCGAAAAATTATATATGGCGTGTACTGACCATTCTGAGGCTACAATGAAAGAGGAATTGTACCATAAAGGTAAAAAGAAAAAAAAGCGAAAAAGAAAATACAAGATGTTAGATTATGTTGTGTATGCTAAAAAACAAGCATTAGCAAAATATTCTTATAACCAATGTATGTTAGACCAAATAGCACTATATGGCGATAAAAAAATTGCACAAAAAGTGTGTGGTTCAATCAAGAAAAGGTACGGCAAATAAAAAAAACTTTAAACAAAACAACAATAACTTATATTTATGTATGATATGGACACAATAAATAAAATTCTAAATATTTTAAAAATGAAAAAATCGGCAAATTCTTATAAAGTTAAAATGTATGCAGAAATGATTTTAGACGACGGCAGAGTTATAGCAACAGAGGACGATCAATTTGAAATTGGATCTAAAGTTTTTGTAATTGGTGATGACGGTGAGGCAGAACCACTTACAGCAGGTGAATATACTATGCAAGACGGCAGTAAAATGTCAATTAACGATAATTCAGAAATAGCCGATCTAGGCGAAGAGGCAGATGCACCAGAAGAGGTAGAGGCAGAAGAAAAAAAGGAAGAAATGCAAGACGAAGATATTGAAAAAAGATTGTCTGCACTTGAAAAGGAAATTGAAGAAATGAAAAAGAAAAAAGACGAAATGGCAGAAGAGGTACCAGAAACTGAAACTGCTAACGATACAGAGTTAAAGGAAAATAAAAATACAGAAGAAAAAACAGAGATGTCTTCCGAAGATGTTATTGGTGAATTAATGACACAAATAGAAGAATTAAACAGTAAAATAGTTGAATTATCACAAGAACCGGCAGAAGAAAGTATTAAATACAATCCTGAAGGTGGCAATGTTTCTGCAACTATTGATTTGGCTAAACTTTCAGTAAGTGAAAGGGCGGCATACTTTATTAATAATAAATAAATTTTTAAAAATGGCAAAAAAATATGATTATGCTCCAGTGAGCAAAAAAAGAGATTTCGACATAACTGTCACGCCTGCTACAACATATGCAGGTGAACAAGCATTGCCGTATGTTACTGCCGCAGTCAAATCTAACGACACGATTGCTAAAGGTTATGTACGACAAATGGACGGCCTTACAAGCAAGGCTGTTATATCAAGTTTAGTAACATCTGATCCAATAGTTGCGGCAGGTTGTGATTTTAGCGATGGTGGTACGACTACACTTGGCGAAAGAGTGCTAACAGTAACCGACTTAAAAGTAAACAGAGAGGTGTGTAGAAAAACACTTTATCCTACATGGGTTGGTAAGAATATGACACAAAATGGTGATTTACCTGGTGATTTTAGTGATTTCTTATTAGAAGTTGTTGCAGGTCAAGCATCAGCACAAATTGAAAATGGTATTTGGGTAAGTAATTCTGGAACAGCAATTTTTGGTGCAGGGTTTTTATCTGATGACGGAGCGTTTGACCAAGGTGGTCTAGACGCGTCTGCTTGTGCTGACTTTACACAAGTTACAATGAATTCAGGTAGTGCAACAGACGCTACAAATATTGACGATGCACTGGCATCTGTTTATGCATCTGTTGTAGCTAACCACCCTGGTCTTGAATTTAAACAAGGTTTTGGATTCTATATGAATAACAAGATGTTTAGCTTTTATACACAATTTTTAGCAGGTACAGGTAACGGTCAAGGTATTAACAATTTAGGTTTGACACTATCTCCTGACGGTTTATCTTATTTAGGACACCCGATATACAGATGTCCAGGTATGCCAGACGATGCTATTGTTGCAACTTACGTTGACAACTTAGTTGTAGGATCTAACCTAGGTACAGACAGAACTGAGGCGATTTTAATTCCTACCTACCAGTACGACGGTAGCGATAAAATTAGAGTGGTAATGAACTTTGGTTTAGGTGTACAAACAGGAATAGGAACTGACGGAGTTGTTGGTTGCAGATTCTAAAATGACTTTAAATGGGTGGTTGAAATATACCACCCTTTTATTTAACTAATAAATTAAAACAAATGGCTTGTAATTTAACACTTGGAAGAAAAGTAGACTGTAAAGACAGTATTGGTGGTCTAAAAATGATTTATATTCTACCTAATTTTTGTAGTAATATTGAAGAATCTGCTACAATAGCAGATTTAGAAATGACTGATGCAGATTTTGCTGATTGGGACACATACGGTGACCCTACATCGTCTAAACAAACTTTATTGCAGTACGATTTAAGACCCGATGTAAGTTCTATGACTGTAAATTTTACATCAGATCCTGCAACTGGAACAACATTTTTTAATCAAACATTGTCAATCACTTTACAAAAAATCAATCACGACAGTACAAATCAATTAAGATTGGCGACATATAATAGAAGTCAAATTTTTGTTCGTGATTCTATGGACAACATATTTTTGTTAGGTATGAATGGTGGTGTAAATGTTACAGGTGGCACTATGGTTACTGGTGCGGCAAAAGGCGATTTGTCTGGTTATACACTTGAGTTTAGTGCAGACGAAAAACTGCCACCAATTCAAGTAGAACCAACAGCAGGCCCAAGTACAGCAAACTATCCTTGGGATAATCTAGATGACTTTTCAGACATAGATTTTGTAAAAGGAGTATAATATTGTTATTATATATTTTTATCAGAAAAGAGGCACTAATTGTGCCTTTTTTTTGTTTATGACTAAACAAAATCCACTTTTTTTATATTTATAATAAAACATTATGACATATATAATTAGAGAAGGTTATCAAAATGCAAATGTAGATTCTATTTACAAGCCTTTAGGTGAATTAACACAAGATGAAATAAAAAATCTAAGACCACATATTTTAGAAGCATTTTTTATTAAAAAAACTGTAAATGCTAAAAGTAAAAAATAAATACATAGGTAAAATAATTCATACATTAGACACTATGAATAAAAAAAACCTACAACTGTTAGAAAATAAACATATAAAGTTTATTAGTGAATACTTTGAAAAAAAATGATACAGTACAACTACAACATACCTACTAAAACAATAAATATAGATGCTAAAGATTCTATTTTATTTTCTATAAAACCATTAATCGAGTTTAAAAGCCAACAAACAGGTAAAAGTCTATTATTTCTGCCTTTTTTTGTTAATACTATAAACATAGAAAGGTATGTAACTATGGTTTATTTCAACACAACATTAGGTACAGAAGATTTATTAAATGGTTATATAACTATGGGAACAACAGACCTGCCTTATGGTTTATACGATGTAACAATTTATAGAAATATATTAAATACAAATTTAAATCCAAATGCCACTGGTGTACTGCCTGTTTACTATACATTAATGAATTTATTTGACTCTACAAAAGACCCTACAACATTTACACCATACACAACAAATGACACTGACACAAACAGTGTTTATATAACATTTTAGATATGAATTTAGATCTAGTAAAATTATCGCATTATAATATTCCGCATTTAGTTGAAAAAACTAACCAAGATTATATCAGCTTTGGCGAAGATAATTTATACCCAAATTATTTGTTAGAACTTTTTTTAGGTAGTGCAATTAACGGTGCATTAATAAAGTCAATTGGTGCAATGATATATGGCGAGGGCTTAGGTGCAACAGATATTGACAAAGATGAATCTACAAAGGAAAGTTGGCTAAAAATAAATAAACTATTAGACAACAGTCCTGACGATGTGTTAAAGGATTTAGCATTAGACCTTAAATTATTTGGTGGCTGTTATGTAAATGTAATTTGGTCTAGAGATCGAAAAACAATAGCAAAAATAAGTCATATAGGTGCACAATATATACGAAGTGGCAAAATGATTGACGGCGAAGTGCAAGATTATTATTACAGTGCTGACTGGAGTAAAGCAAAAAGAGGTGCATACAAGCCAAGAAAATACAAGGCGTTTAGCACAACCGACAGAACACAAGCATCACAAATTTTGATGATACGAGACAAAAACCCTGCAATGTTTTACGGTTTTGCGCCAGATTACATTGCTAGTACAGACTACATACAGCTAGATCTGGAAATTGCACAATTCCATCTAGCTAACATACAAAACGGTATGTTTCCAAGTATGGCAATAAATTTTGCTAATGGTGTACCAACAGAAGAGGAACGAAGAACAATTGAAAGACAAATTAATGACAAATTTGGTTCTGGTGGTAATGCTGGCAAAATAATGATAACTTTCAACGACGGCAAAGACACTGCGCCAGAGATTGTGCCACTAGATAGCAATGGTAGTTCAGAAAAATATCAATTTTTATCTAAAGAGGTAGTAAACAAAATACTGTCTGGTCATAGGGTTACCAGTCCTTTATTATTTGGTATACGAGCAGAGGGTGGTGGTCTAGGTAGCAATGCTGATGAATTACGAGATGCATACAGTTTATTTAACAATACTGTTATATTGCCTTTTCAAAATATATTGCTAAAGGGATTAGAAAAAATATTTAATGTAAATGACATACACTTAGATTTGTACTTTAAAACACTTAAACCTGCAGATTTTATTGATTTAGAAATAGCTGAGACACAAAGCGAAGAAGAACAGCAAAAAGAGGGTGTAACAAACGAAAATCTACAAGAATTCAAAGATG